CGTCGCTTTTAATGGAACAAGAATCAATTTTGATGTGACCGATTGAATCGGAACACAATTCGGACGTCCAGTGTTGGAAAGTCCAGCGTCGCAATTACATCCTAAAGACATTTTTTTTCAGTTTTAAATTAACATTCATTTTTTACGCACGTCAACACGTGCAATTTTCTTTGTATTTGACCAGCGTGACACGTAGTTCAACGCCAGACAAGTTTGCATCAAGAATATTTTCGAAATAACCTTGTTCGCGTTCAGTTCCGAACCGAGTAAAAGTCAATATTTCAAAATCATCAATTCGTTTGAAGTTCCGATTTTTACGAACCGTTGAAATAAATTCTTCCAAAAGTTCGGTCATCGGACGAACAACTTCTTGTCGGTGATCTTTTGTGTAAAATTGCCGAACGTTTGTTTCATCAAGAAAAAATATTCGAACATCACTTTCAAAATCAATTGCCGAATCACGACCAAATTCACGAAACCGAATGAAATCAAGATACCAGACAATCGGCGTTTTTTGCGTCAAGTCGTTTCCTTCTTTCGTCCATTCCATATTTGCGGACATTTTCGTTCCCGTCATGAAATAAGGTTCTTCCAGATAAATCGTTCCTTCCAATGGCAACACATCTGGCGGTGCTGGTTCATATTTGATCCACGAATCGACTTCAAAGTCGGTGATTGTATATTCATTACCTACGGAATCAAAAACTTTCTTTCCTTTTCGAATCCATTTGGTTTTACAAACATCTGTTCGCAGTTCAACACTATTCCAAACACCCGTTATTGTGTTATCCATGTCTTGAACGATTTCTTCAATAATATCGGACAAATCTTTTTTCATAACCAATACGCAAAAATTTTGTCAACACCATTGTAAGCACCGAAAGAACCTTTTCCAATATATGAAATGGAAACATTTGAGTCGTTGTTTCCGCCGTTCACGATAAACGTGTCACCGATTGAATAATTTGTTCCGCCTTCAAATATTGTGATTTCAGTCACTTCACCGTTCGTCACCGCGTCGATTGTGAATGTCGCGTCATTGTTTCCGCTTTGAATTATTATCGGATCACCGATTGTGTAATTCAAACCAGATTCTTTGATAATAATTGACGCGACACCGCCAGAACCGTCTTCAATTACGTCAACGGTCAAACCTGTTCCCGTTCCGCCAGTTGTCGCAACATCAATCGAATCAATGTAACCAGTTCCCGCCGCCGTTAACGTTGTTGCGCTACAACCGCCGATATTGTTTGCAACAAAATTAATTGTGCATCCAGAACCGACAATTGTGTTGATCACTTCATCAATTGTTATTGTTGCGTCTTGATTTCCCGCGTCAATTGTAACGATGTCACCTTGCGCATAACCAGAACCGCCGTTCACAATTGTGAAGGAAAGAACACCGCCAGAACCATCGTCAACAATGTCAAGAATCAAACCGACACCGTTTCCGCCGATTGTAGTGACACCAGTTGTTGTTGTGTAACCAGTTCCGATTGAATTCAAACTTGCAACGTCAACTAAACCGATTTGATTCAATTGAACGTTTGAGTTGCTTAAATACAAAGAACCAGCGTTGTTGATCACAAATTCAACCGCTTGTCCGACTGGAAGTGTCGAATTCAACAAGATGAAATCTCGAATTGATTTGTACGTTCGAACCGCTTCATTGTATCGTGTGAAGATCATTGAATTCAAAGTTGACACAAGTGTCGAATTCTCTGATTTTTGTTTCACATTACCGAACGGCGTCATGACGTTCATCAAGTCTTTTGAATATTCGAAGTAAACGAAACCTTTTAACATTTCAAGAATGCCTTCCGAAATCAACAGTTGATACAAATTCACGTTTTGATGAAACGGTTCAAATATTTGAATGAAATTAGGTGATTGAGGATAAAAATTTGCGTCCAAATCACTAATAAATTCATCGTATAAAGTCGCGCCGAACAACTCGATCAAATATCTTTTTTCATATTTGTCAATGTAATCTTGCAACTTCACTTGATCAAACATTCCCGTGTGAAGTTCGTACTTTCCAATAAAATCAGATGGGGTCAAAAACATGTTTCAAGTTTTATTTTTTCAATTTACCGATTCCGCGTTTCAAGAATATTTTCAAAAGTTCACCAGTAACTTTCCAAACCGTTCCTTTCGGCATGTGTTGAGAACCAAACGATTCGAATTCATATTCTTTACGATCGTCAATTTCAATGTCAAACGAAACGCCAGTTTCATCTTTCTTGAAGTTCACATCAACGTGTTCAGTGTCGATTTTCACTTCAACGTTCACTGGCTTCTTTGCGCGTTTTGGCTTTTCTTCTTTATTCATTTGATGCGTTTTTAATCAAAATTAAAGTGCTGGATCAAGTGCAGTGATTGCAGTTGCAAGAACACCTTTCACGAATGCATTCGCGTCGTTAAGTTTCACGTAATGAACCGCGCGAAGTTCTGCAAGAATTGTCACCATGTTTCGGGCAAAATCGTCGTTCACATAACCGATTTGAATGTTTGCATTCTCGCGAACGCGAAGATTTGCACGTGTCATGTCACCAACTAAAAAGTTTCCAGCGGTCATGTAAGTTGTCGAAACAACCGTCAAACTTGCAACTTTCATTTCGTTGTTTGCAGATGGATAGAATATCGGCATTGTATATTCACCAGTGGTTGTTTTTGTCAATTGCATTTTTGCAACGTCAACTGGATTCAAAACAACATGTGTCGGTGTAAATTTAGATGCTTCGATTTGTGACATTGATACACGAATAACATCAAGAATGTTTGCGCTGATAATCGTGTTCGCAAATGTACCAGCCGCGAATGTTGACGCAAAAGAAAGGATTCCTTCAAGATCAGAACCACCAGCACCGTTCAATATTGAGTTATCAAGACCAGTTACAACACCTTCGATCAAGTCGTTGTTGATTTCAGTTCGAACGAAAGAAAGGTCATCAAGCATTTCTTTCGAAACTTTTACCATTCCAGCGATCTTCTTCACTTGTTTTGAAACCTCTGTATATTTTTCTTCATATTCCGTTTTCGCGACACCTTCCGCAGTCCATGCACCCGTAGGTTGTGCAGTTTGTTGAATATACGTCACATACATCGTGTTGATTGTTCCACGATTCACGGCGTTTTGAAGTAAAACTTTTTGACGCGCAATTCGGTTCACAACTGGATCAAGTTCGCTGATTGCACGTGTACCTGTGTAATCACCCGCAAGTGTTGTGTCGGCTTTTACTTCAAGATTAAAATCTTTTCCGTTCTTTACCGATTCCATGTTTTCGGATAAACCTTTTGTCACTTGTTCACCAAGTGTGATAGATTTCACACCTTCGTTCAATGCACGTTCGTTCATTGCTTCGATTCGTCCTTCCATTTTTGCGATCGCTTTTTCCATGTCGGAAGATTTGCTTTCAAGACCTTTCAGACCTTCAACTTGCGACTTTAAACAATCGATGTCTTCAATCGATGCAGTCGACTTCATTTTTTCAGTTATCAAACCGTTGATTTTTTCAACAACTTGATCTGGTGTCAAATTTGGATTTTCCACGTTTTAAAATTTAAATTAAACAATTTGTAAATTATCAAGAACTTGTTTCCATTCAAACTCTGGTGTCGACTTGACTTCGATTGAATGATCTTTAATGATCGGTTCAACGTTCGCAAGTGACGTCAATTTCTGGTTCAAGTATTTGATTCGCATTTCAATTTCAAACAAACGTTCGTCCGTTCCTTTTCCGTTAACAAGTGATTTCACGAGAACATCAATTTCATCTGAACATTTCTTTGCAAAGTTCATCTTGTCCTCTGATTTCATCACGTCAATTACTTCGGTGAATTCATTCGCGCCGAATGTGACCGCGCTTCCTTCCCACAAGATGAGTTCTTTTATTTCATAATAACCGCCGCCGTCAATGTTCGGATCTTCAATGAACCGCATTTTGTCACCGACATATTTGAAACCGATTGAATGTTCGCGGATGATTCCTTCTTCATAATCTCTGAAAGCATCTTCACCAATTGAAGAAGTTCCGAGTTGACCAACCGCAAACAAACCGTTTTCATCTTCTTCAAGGTTGACGAACTTACCGATTTGTTTTGTCCAGTCGTGATGTCGAAGAAACGCAATCTTTCGATTTGACGTTGAATCAACACCGCGTTCTTGAATTGATTTAGTGAATGCACCTTTGCGAATGACATCGTTGTCGGCATCCATTACATCGAACTTCGATAAGTAGAACGCAACTTCGCGCTTTCCTTGATCCAAATCTTTTAGTTCGAAAGATCCTTTTGTTGAATAAAGATTTTGTTTCATGTTTACAAAGTTATTAATTAATCAAGATGAATGAACAATCGCATTTCTTCTGGTGTCACTGGAACGCCCATCGCGACAATCTTTTCAAGTGCTTCGGCACGTGCTTTCATTGAACGCGACATTGCAAGTTCATCGTCCGCAAGAACTGGTAAGTGATGAAATTCCGCTTTCAAATAATATCCTTCATCCGCCAAACCGCATTGTTGCATAATTGAATCGTACATTTGTTGCGTTTCTGGAATGATCGTGTCTTGATAAACCATTCGAATCGAATCACGAACGTTTGTGAATGTAGTTCCTTTTTCACTGGAAAAAAGATTCACCGACAAACCGAACGCGTCAATCAATGCAATCTTATCCGCGTTTAGTTCTTCAAACAACATCAAATCTTTTGTCGGATAAGACATCGGCTGCCAGTTCACTTCGTTTTCTGTAATGATCAATTCGTCTTTTTGTCTGCGATACCAGTCTTTTTGTATTTGTTTCTTTTCCTCTGGTGTCATTGGCAGTGCGCCGCCGATGTCGTTTTTCTTTGATGAAAGAATTCC